ACTATCAGAATATTTTGTTCTTTCTCAACGTAGTATCTCACAAGAGAGTATATCATCAGAGACTTTCCAGAAGCAGTTGGGGATATCAACAACTTTCTATTATGTCTTAGGGCGTCGTATACTCCCTCTACTTGGTAATCGCGGGGAGCGTACTTGCAAATAGCATTCATATAATCCTTCACACCTTCCTTTGAGATGAAGTCATTAACCTCAAAAGGAAGACCATAGAATTTGTTATTGGCAAACTCATAGGTATATTCGTGATTTTCACAAAACTTTGTGAGTTTGTCTAACAACCCAACATATATCTCACCAGTCTGGGTATTAAACAAACGAATTTTTCCATCCCAATACTTGTTACGGTATTGAGGCATAAACTTTGCGCCTGGTACATCAAAGGTAAACTGGTCTGCTAATTCATAGTAGACGTGTGGTTCTGCTTTTACCTGAAGATATACTTCGTTCTTTTTTGAAATAATCAAATGAGACATAACCCATAAGTTTCACCTATGGGTATTTATTGCCTCAACTAAACCCTGCTTGGAAACGGTGCCATTCTATAGAGTTCTTGATTTGGTAAGTTCTGTTAGAAATGGTCTTGATAATGTCCTCAAGAAATCTCAACATCACATCATAATACCGAATCTTTACATCAATCTTATTAAGCTTCTCATCGGCGTCCATATGCCTCTGCAAGGCGTCTTTGTCCCTTACCTTATATGGGAAAGGTTCCTGCTCATAAACCTCTGGATCCGCCTTTCCTGTGTAGTAGTTATACCTCTCAAGTTTGACTCTATTGTAAGTCTCCCTTGCTCTTTCTTTTAATAGGGTAATTGTATTATATACCGTATAATACTTTGCATGAAGTTGTGGAATTTTTAGTGATTCATCATGTAGGTTATCTGGATCAATGACAGAATCTCTCTGCCACATCTCCTGAATTTCATCAAGATTCATAAGCGTGTTCTTCCATCAGTGCCAAAAATATTATACACAGTATACTTGAAAGACACCTCTGCTGTAAAGTAGTTTACATCAGTATCGGATGCTTCAAATTCCAGTGATGTCAAATTTGTTGGAAATAAGTCTTTAAATTTTACAATAGCAACGTCTTTAAAATTGCTGTTTAGAATATGTAAACTTCCATCACTAAACTGCCTCTTCAAATCCTTATTGCCGTCGGCATCTGTTATCAAATCTTTAAAATCTTGTGTAGTTTCTGGATATCCAAGACCAGTCAACCAATTATGAATTGCCATATAGTTTTCCATATTCTCATCAACCAAAAATCTTAGTGAAAAATCACCATAAGTCAATTTATCACCAGGAACATCTAAGTCCTTGAGATATGATGGTTGTATCGCAGTTCCTAAATTAATCTCAGGTATTCTTGCAGAATTACAGAAAAAAGATACTTTAGGTTCTTTTGATAGTGTAAATTTAAAACCAACTGGCGATAAAAAATTTCTATTGTTTATCTGGTTGGGAAAATTGCACGGCATTTTTTATTTTTATTTAGATAAAAAAAGGGACCCTTTTGGGGTCCCTGGTAAACCTTGTGGAAAAGGATCACATGAGGTTGAGAACGCGAACTCTTCTGTAGTAGCGGTTCGAGTTGACCTGAACACCGTTATCGGCAACAGCGCCAGAAGCGGCACCAGCGTTTGCGAATGGGTTAGCAACGATACCGTAACGGGTCTTAAAGCCAATCTTAGGCTGGAAGGTGTTCTCGCCAACGGCACGTACCATCTGCAGAGGAACGTATGGGCAATAGAACAGACCTGCGTCATAAGGTGAAGAACCCTTATAACCACAAACGTAGTATTGAGCACCAGCACCAGCAGCACCAGTGTTTGCCGAATAAGGATCGATGTATACGCGATACTTACCTTGCAGAACACCAGCGAAGGTGTTACCAGTGTCATCAACGTTCAGGTTAGCGTTGAGTGCAGGGGTGTAATCGAGAACGCCTGCCATGGTCAGAGCGGAAGCAACGTCTGCGGAGCAGAGAATGGTGTTGCCCTTTCCTCTACGAGTTCTTTGTGCGATTGCGTTGGCATCGCGCTCGATTTGGAAAATCAGACCCTTGAACTTCTCAACAGACCAACGACCGTTGGAGTCAACGTCGAGGTCGAAGGTGCCAGCGTTAGCAACGTTATCCTGAGCACCAGCTTCAGCAGCCTTATAGATGGTACGGATAACTTCACGGTTGATTTCAGCGAGGATCTCAGTTGACAGAATGTTTGCCAACTCAGCTTCTGCATTCAGACCGTGGATTGCCTTGAGGTCTTGGGCGAGTTCTAATGAGTACTCAGCCTTCAGTGCTCTTGACTGTGCGGTAACGGTGACTTTCTCGATCGAGAATGCCATTTCGTTGAAGGCATTGTCGTTATCAGCACCAAGACGCTCAGCGTCTCCAGTCTGCATACCACCACCAGTGGTGTACGAACCACTGTCGTTCAGAACAGCTGGGTTGTCACCAGTTGAAGCTGCGGTAGTACCAATACCCAGAACGTCACCCATTCCTGTTGCCTGAGCACCAGAGAAGTTGGTGTTTGCTTCGTCGAACAGCGCCTCATCGCCAGACTGGCTGCTGTAGCGTGAACGCATTGCGAAGATCAGTCCAGTAGGACCGTTCATTGGTTGAACGCCAGCGAGGTCATAAGCGACCAGGTTAGGCATTGAGCGTCTGATCAGGGAGATCAGAACGGGGTCGAAACCAGCGGTGGTTTGACCAGATCCAGCACCAAAACCACCAGATGAACCGGTGCTATTAGCGTATGAAGGTGCTTCGGACAGGAACTCACGCTCTTCGCGGAGTGCTCTTTCTTGGTTCTCCAGGAGAACTGCGGTAACCATTCTCTTGTGAGCATCGTTGATGCCACCGAGTCCCTCATGGTTGAGGATAGGTGCCCACTTCTCCTGCAGGTGTTCAGCATTGAAACCTTGCATTTGAATTTTACCTCTTAAAAGTTTTAGTTTGACTTATGATATAAAAATCACTTTTTAGAAACTCTAGTCAGAGTTGAGAGATATGATTCCATCAAACCAGACACTGGTGCCTGATTAGCGGTTTCACTGTTCTCGGAAATGTTCTCTGAACTGTCTCTTTGAGTACCAGCAGTTGAAGGGAAATAAGATTCTCTCAATGCTACCAGTTTCTCACGATACTTCTCTTCACTATCAAACTCAACATTTTCGGCAAGAGAAGCGAGTTTATCCTTCTGTGAAAGTGCCAGACCTTCACAGACCTCGGAGAAGATCGTGTCAGCGACCGACTCGGCTAATCTTTGTTTGAGAGCAATATTTCTTTCGATTTGCTCGTTGAGTTTATCTTCCATTTCATCTAATTTCTCTACCATAGCAGAGATTGCATCATATTTCTCTTCAGGGATGGATACATAATGTTCTTCAAAAAGATTCTTCATTCCGACGAGGAATGATTCGGTCATTTCAGTCTTGAGTCCTTGCTCAACTGCGAGTTGATTCTCAACAACCCACTCTTCTGCAACATACTCAAGATAAGCATCAACTCTATCGGTCAGTTCTTCCTTAATGGTTGCAACTTGCTCCTCAAGAGTTTGCTCATATTGTGCAGTCAATTCTTCTTGAATTTCTGCAACTTTTGCCTTGATAGCAGTTTCAAAAATGGTGCGTGCCTTCTCTTCGAATTCTTCGGAGAGTTCTTCACCTTGGAGAAGTGCATTGATATCTTCTTCGACATCATAAGTCTCTTCTTCAACCACTTCTTCAGCAGTTTCTTCTTCGACTACTTCTTCGACTACTTCTTCTTCAGTAGTTTCTTCTTCGGCAACTACTTCCTGATCTTCTTCAATCTCATCTGCTTCTTCTTTAGCCATCTTTTTCATTGGCTCGGCAGATTTTGCACCCTTTGTTACAATGTCACTGACAGTTGCGAGTGAGGGTTCTTTGAGTTTAGCAGAGTCGTCGTCTGCCTTATAGTTTTCTGGAGTAGGACCGCCAAGATCTTCCCAAGCACCGGTTTGACCAGGAGTTGCAACAGGAGTTGCACTCTTGTGTGGTGCTTCAGCTTTAGCAGCGCCTTTCGTTACTACGTTTTCCATTTCTTGTAAATTGCTACCAACGGACATTTTTGATTAGATATTTTTGTATTAATCTATATTTATTTATAAATTAGATATCTAGAAGAAATTGCTTGAAAAGTTCAAGTTTGTGCTCTTCAAGTCTTCTTTGGTCAACAAGGGTATTAATTTTCTTTTTGGTGGTCTCTGCGAGTTGCTCACGAAGGATTCCACCTTCCCATACCCACTCTTTTCCTTCCATAATTCCCTGGACAAAAGCGTCAGGTGCAGAAGGATCGGCAACGATATCAGCAGCAGTTGCCAACATGAAATCTTCACCGACAATTTTGTGACCCTCATTTGTGGTTCTCAATGAACCAACACCACGAGAAGAAACGCCAAGCATCACACCTTCATCAAGAAGTGAAGATGCAATTTTTCCCATAGGAGTATTGAGGATTTGTGCTTTTCCTCTAAAATTGCTTCCTTCCTGAACGAGTGAAGTAATTTTATGAGAAACGCGATCAAGATTGACCGTAGGACCATCGGGGTGACCAAGTTCTCCGAGAGCACGACCTTTCTTGACGAAAGTTTCGTTGTATCTCCCTACCTCACGGGAAAGAGTTTCCATGGGATACATTCTGCCATTACGGTTCTTGATATCTCCCTGAAGGAAAACTCCCTCAATGTACAGTTTCTTATTGGCACCTTTTCCTTCGGTGATAATCTGTACGTTTGAAATTTCTTCTGTGATGAGTTTCATTTGTTTATCCAGTGAATCCTACTTTGGTTGCTCTTACTTCCGAACTATCTGCCCAAATAACATAACTTGCTGTCTTTTCCAATAATTCAACATGACCAGAAGGCATACTGAAAGAAACTGTATCTGCAGCACCAACGGTACTTGCCATACTTACTACAGCAGTGCTTCCGACTCCGTTATATAATCTAACGACAGTGGCATTTGTTATGGTAGATCCATTTGCTGCATCAGTTCCTAATGCAACTTCATCGCCAATTAATCTAGTCCTTGACATTATTCTTCTTCCTCAGATGATTGATTGTCACCAAAAACGGATGCACCTACTGTTGGGCGAATAGCATCAATTCTTTGTGCTGATTTTGCATAAAGAATATCCTTAATTTTGTCGCTAATATCCGAAGCAGAAGCATCAGATCCGATCAAATTTACAAGTTCTTCCATAAAGTTATATAATATCTATATTCTCTATTTATATTTCGCCACCTTTTGGTTCTTTTACCTGTGTGACAGATCCATCAATTTCTGGTTCCATAGGAACATCGCCCATCATTCCCATGTCACCTTCTTGTGGTAATGGTTCTCCGGTGATTGGATCAATGGAATTTGGATCTGGAATAATACCATCTTTAATTTCTTGTTCAATCTGTTCATCCATTTCAATCATTTCAGAATCAGTTTGACGAAGTACCTTTCTACGAACCCATTGTGTAGAATAATACTTACCAATATAAGGTTCAATTGATGCAAGAACACCGAGACGCTCATTGAGCATTTCAGTTTCTTTTAATTCCGCAAACTGGTTATCATATAAGAAATCATATTGGATGTGATCGGAAATTGTTTCCCAATCTTCCAGTGAGACAATATTCTTAAGGACTAATTGTGTTTTTAACATATCATTGAACATTTGAGCAAATCTTTTTCTCAAACGCCCAACAAACTTTGCAAACTTAAGTTCGTCTCTTAAAATTTCAGAAGAACGACCAAGATTAAAACCACCATCAGCAGCAATTCTTGATTCGGGAACTCCAAGTGCTCTGTAGAGTTTCTTTTGGAAATATTCAATATCGGCAAGTTCACCAAGATTTTGACCACCAGGCAATGTAGTGATTTCAGTTCCTCTACCACCTTCACGGCGAGGGAGCCAGAAATCTTCTAACATCGACATATGCTTTTTATCATCACGAACTTCACCCGTGCCAGCATCATAGACTAACTTGTTACGATAACGCATCATAACATCACGAAGATATTGTTCTGCCTTTATCTTAGGAAGATTGCCAACATCAATATAGAAAATACGACGCTCAGGTGCTCTGGATAAACGATAAATGACCAGAGAATCCTCAATCATTCTTAATTGATTGAGTGCTTTGATTGCTTTATGAAGATAAGAAAGAACTGTTCCTTTATTTCTATCAACTAAACCAGAAGTGCAGTATGTAATTGCATCTTTGGCAATCTTGGTTCCTTTTGTTCCGCCAGAATTGCTAAAAGAACTAGTAGGATATTGTACTTTTGGAGTATAAACAAAATATTCTTCAATTTCTGGTGCTATTGCATTGTTTTCATTCTTATTATTTGCAATATTTGGTCCGAGTATATTTTTATCTTGCTTCTTTTCTTGGCGAACGAATCGCATTTTCATCGGATCAATATACCTCAGTTCTTTGATGCCCTCCTGAGGTTTTTTGAGGTCAATTACTTTGTGATAATAAAGTCTTCCGTCAATATACCAATTTCTGAAAATTTCATGTGACTTTTTATCAAAATCTAAAAGTTCTTTTATGTATTTAAATTCTTCTCTGATTATTTTCTTTAATCTGTCACTTGCATTTAAATTTGATAATTCAATCTCTATAGGAGAGTCATAAAGATCGCTGACTATTGCCTCATTTACAACATCTTCAATGGCACCATCACATTCTGGGTGAAGTGCCATTTCTCTATATCTTTTGAGTAAATCAAATTCAGTTCTATAGACGCCTTCAATATCTACATATGAACCATAAAATCCACTGGAAATATAATTGTCAACCCCGTCCTCATTGTTTTGAGGAACGGGGGAAACAATACTCTTAGATTTTTTTTCTTTATCTTCAATAGAAAAACCAAAAAGTTTTGCCATTATAATCTTATCTTAGACTGTTGTTACACTATTTAGGCGATATCTTCCCCACCAGCATTAGGAGAAGTTCCTCTAGATGCTTCCCACCACTGAACTTGAAGTTCTACAGTGAACTCTTCAATGGTGTCAGTGGTTTCGTAACTGAGATCAATCGTAGAAATGTTGGTTGGGAATACATCATAGAACTTATAAGATCTAAGAATTCCACCATCACGACCGAGTTGATAGACGAAAGCATCGGATTGATACTGCTCTGGATTTGTTAATCCAGTTCCATCATTCATCTTGTTGATTGTATTCATCCACTTCTCAAATGCTGAGCGAATGGAGAAATCAACATCGTTGATGATTGTGATTGTCCAAGTTTCGAATGTTCTG